TTTCAAATAATGTAGTTGTAGCTCCACCTGTTCGTAATACTCCGCCATAAAAAGCTCCTGCATCAGCTTCTCCGTATTGTTTAGGTAAAATATGACCTAACCATTTAATCTTATTAAGCGTAGTATCTATATTAGCACAAGCACGTAATATACCTTCATTAACATAATAACTTAATTCTGCGTCAGTATGTGTTCCTCCCAAATCAAATTCTGCTGTATCATCAATCCAAACTTTATCACCATCTGAAGCATATTGAAATAATGCGACCTCTGCAGCATTATCAACATTATGAAATGCTGCGAGATAACTAGTAGGAGATTCTGTAAGGTCTGCTAGTAATACTCCACTTGTAGTATCTAATATTTCATAATCAGTTTTAAATGCAAATAATCCATGCCCACCTAAAGGTAAATCATTTCTTAAATTACGCTCTTGGGCTACACCTCCTAATGTTGATTCATGTTCTACAAAAGAACCTAATGTTACTATTTTACCAATATAGTCAACTGATACTTGTGTTGCATCACTTAATTCATTATCCCCAATATCACGAGCATCTGCAGCAGAATTTATCCCACCTTCAAAATTAGTAAATTTATAAACTTGCTTAGGCATCTTTTTGCCCTTTAAATAAACGTGTTATAATATTAATTAATGCTTCATATGATTTAACTATACCACGTTGTTCTATCTGCATCTTCTTTTGTTGGTCAATTAATTTGATAATTATTCCTTCCAATCTATTAAACTTTTGATGTATATCTTTAGTTAAATCCTCTTGTATATATTTATTCTGTTTCCATATAAAATAACCAAATGCTACGGCTACTGCAGCAGGAATCCCAAACTTCTCTACTATCTCTATGGGATTCATGACTAATAATCTACATCTTGTTCATCACGTTTAGCAGCTTCTATTAATATATCAATGTTTTTAGACGTATTCATAACATCTGGTAAATAATTCATTTTATAATAATCTGCATTTAACTGATTAACTTGCTCCTCTGATAAACCTTCTTGTGTTGACAACATATCAGACCAATGTTCAGGAGATAATCTCCAGGGCAATGCATCTCTTTTCCCACTATCCCTTGTATTCCATCTATACTGACTAGGGCCTAAATCTCCTTGGTCTAATCCTTCTTGCATTCTAAGAGCAGCATTAACAAAACTTTTGTCAGGAAACATAATGTCTGCCTTCTCTTTATAACTAGCAATTTCATTGTCTACTTTTTTCTTATTAATTAAATTTTGCAATAAACTCATAATTATCCTTTTAACAATTCTCCCCACAAAGAGGCTTTTCCATCAATAATCTGTATAATATGTACAGTAAATCTTCCACCAGTATAATAATCTACTACAGCAAAAGCATGTGCCCATTTATGCTGTCTGCCTCCAAGCCATTTATTTTGTTCGCTACTCATATCCTTTAAACACCCTAAACTCCAGGCTGATTTGGGCCCATCCATATGTGTCACTGTATCTTGTTGTAAACTATGCCAATGACCATATATAATATTACAACCAAGTTTTCTAAGGTGATTTGCAGTATGATATTGTCCTCCGAAATGATGTCCATGATAATAATATAATTTACCTATTTTAAGATACTTACCAGGAGGGTGATACTTATAACCACGTTCTTTAAACTTCCCAGCTTTTTCAAAAGACATTCCAAGATATGGATGTTCATCATTAAAAAAATCAAGCCACTCATCGTGATTACCAGCACATATATGCTTAGTTTTCACATTTACCTTATCTAAAGATTCATCAATATCATCAAGCAAATTATTAATTGCCTTAATATCTTTCTTCACTTTTGGCAATATAAATTCTAAAGGTGGTTTTTTCTTCCTTTTCCATTGCCAATGTGAACAACTACTAAACTCACCTAAATCACCCAAATCAACGTATATATCAGGTTTTACTATTTCAATCGCTTGTTTAACTACGTTGATTGCTTTTTTATCATGTAACGGTGCATGTTTATCAGGCGTAACTATTGCACGCTTGACAACACCTTTGTCATTACTGCTCATATCAAAAAACTCCTAACTAAATAAGTCTCTATCTAAATAACCCCAATCTAATGGTGATGTCCAAAGACCTACCGCATTAGCAAGTAAAACTTCTGTTTTACTGCGTGAGAACTTCAGATAGAGGGCGTCACATTTAAGACACCCCCATAAAATCGGCTCATCTATTGCCCCTAAAACCTCTATTGATTTCATATCAATTGAACTACAATGACAACATTTTTTAGGCTTTTCTTTAAAATGTCTATTATTATCTACCCCTATTGATTCTACTATACTGTCAGTCTTCCTATCAACAACAAGGTCTTCTAAGATTATCATACCTAACACTATATATTTAGGCTTTTCTTAACGCCTGACCATAGTTTATCATCTAAACCATTTTTAGTGCTTTTGACTAGATAATCTCCTAATACACCAACAATCTTCTTTGTCATAGATTCTGTTAATATATTATTCATTATAAATGCAACTATTCTACTCATCATACTCCCTTTTTTATCTCTTTATAAATTTTAATTAATAAGTGTACAGCAGTTAATGTTCCAACTATTATTGCAACAACCTCAGGTAACCATCCCGAAATAATTACGCCTGCTGAGCTCGTTCCTATTAATGTTGTTTTTAAAGTATCGCCCATAGTTTGTTTCCTTTTTTTATGTTAATGAATCCCATGTACTGTCATTAGCAGCCCATGAGTATTTTAAAAATTGATTGTTAATTATAATCTCAGACTTATCTACCTGTCTTGTATCTTCCCATCTCCCCTCTAGCGTATTAAGTACATGATTTCCACCCCCATCAATAACAATAGGCCCCCATACATAATCAGTTAGATTATCCCATGTTAAATCATCTCGTTCAATAAATATATCATCATCTGTATTGCCACCTATAGATTCAAATGTATTAATTCCATAATACCTTTCAACTGTCCATTTATTAGGATAGGTATTATTATATAGAGTATCAGTATATCTAGTAGATGTAGAATCCCAAGTATCTGATATATCTTCCCAAGTTACAGTATTGTATACTTCAGAATCTATTGCAGTTAATCTTGACTCTTTAACAAAGGCCATTAGAAGTGTGTCTGCACTATATTACCAACATTTATATACCCTGACCTAGAAAATTTTCTTCCTTCTTTAATTGAATCTTTATATTTAGAATAAAATAACTTATGAGCATCTAAATTAAACGATGGGCCAATAGAATAACCATCAGAAATTACTTTATATGTTAAACTCTCTCTAAATTGTAAAGGTAAATCAGATTCTTGTTCTAAATTATCCCCAAAGTCAGTTCCTTGAGATATGGCATATATTCTAATCTCTTTAACTTCAGATATAGATTGATAATTACTTGTTTTATTATCACGTGTTATAGCATTAATAATCTTCTCTACTAAAGCAATTCTACCATTACTAATATACCAATATCTATCATTTGAAGATGAAGAGCCAGAAGATAAACCTTCGCTTCCATCAAATTCATCATCATCTATTTTGGGGTTACCTTGTAAACGTGGTATATCTACATCGTTAATTTGAACATTAGTTATTTTTAAAATATTATCATCAAGATTATAATATCTATGTCCTGCTATCGAATTTTGAATATATGTTTCTTCAATTAATTCAGTACGTGCACAATAATCATTCTGAGCTCTATTTAAAGCTTTACGTATCTCAGTATGACCCATATGAGGATGATGTTGCTGAACTAATTCTATTAATTCAAGTTGCTTCATTTATATATCCCAATTAACTATTATCAGTGACAGGATTCTCCAACATTTGTAATACCTCTAAAGCACCTTGAGCTTTTAATAGCATTTGATTAAAATGAATTACTTGCTTTTGTAAATCCTCAATTGCCTCAGCATTACTTATCTTTTTATCCTTTACTTTGCTCTCTTCTTTTATTGTCTTAACTGACATATTATTCTCCTCTTTGTATTGTTTATATCCTTAGCCAACAGTTTCGTCTACTCCTAGACCCTTCTCATCTGTTGTACTAGTAGTTAATACTGCAGATTTATCCATAGTCTGTATTTTAGATAATGCTACAGATTTAATATTACTTTTAGATGCACTAGATGATAATTCACTATTAGTAAACTCATAATGAATCCCATTATCATCTTTAAATCCAATATTCCATGCACAATTACTTCCATCTACTATCTTCTTAATTTTTGTTATTATACAAGCATTAGCTTGTGATTCTGTAAATAAAGCCATAATTAAAATCCTCCACTATTTAAAGTAGCACTTTGGTCTTTCCAGGACACTAAATGCCAATCGTTAGTAAATTTAACCCAAGTCGTTACATCTCCAGTATTAGTAGTTATATTGCCAGTGCCACATTTTAAATTTCCAGCACTATCATCAAAAATAATAGTAGCACTAGAATAAACATATATTATTTGACCTACTACACCATCATCAAAATCTGTAATTGTACCTGCATTTCCATTAGTAAATATATTGCCCGTAGCTACAGATGGCGAAGCAGTATCGTCCATTGCTACAGCAGCTTCTGATGGTCCTGATGCAGCAAATGAACCAGCAACATGTAATGTAGTATTAGGAGTTGTAGTAACAATCCCTACCTTACCACCACGTATCACTAAAGTATCTGCATCAGTTGCAGTTCCAAATTCTAATCTATCATTAGCATCAGTACCAGAAGTATCATCATGAAATCTAATTAAGCCTTTTGCAACACCACTATCAGACCACGTAATATCCTTTTCTCTATTATTAGACGTGTTAATCATAATAGCATTGCCATCTACAGTACCTATATCTATTTCTAATCTATCTTCATCTTCATCCCATAACATATAAGCGCCATCTG